CACAGTTAATCAATGCAGCTGACATCGCTCGCCATTGCCAAGAGAACTCTCGCTATGTGCTTGAGTCGGTTATGCGTTTAATGGATGTGCTTGATCGTAAGGTGGCAACTGCTGCTGCTACACAAGCGGTTGCTGCTATTGGTACTTGGGGTACTGATGTTAGTAATTTCTACACAATGGATGGAGACTGCATCGAGATTGCAACATTAGATGCTAACGGTGGCTTGAGCCCTTTCGCACTTGCTGACATCACACAAGCTGCGCAGATGGCTAACTATCCTGCGCCTCCAATTGCTTTCGGTGGTGCTGCAATGCAGCGTTATGCTAATGCAACAAAGGCAGGATGCTGCTCTACAAGTGGCATCGATATCCTTGCAATTTCTTCTCAGAATGGTTTTGGTTTCGCTTATGATGCACGTATAGCATCTGCACAAGGTGACCAAACATCTGCATTGATTACAACGGCAGGAGCAATCCAGTGGTTGTCATTCAATCTTGCTGAGTGGAACACAGGCATCACTCCTGTTGCAGGAAGCAACTACTCAAAGACGTTGGTGTTCACACCGGCAGGAGTACCTTGCGACTTGACAATGAAGGATGACTGCGGTAACTTATCAATCGTGTTGACAGCAACAGGAATCGTGGCAACATTGCCAACTGATATCTATGAGGCAGCTGATAAGTTTGCAGGAGTTAATTATGTTAACTGCGTAAGCATTGTGAATCCTTAATCGGATAAGTGCAACAATGAAAATGGGGAGAGGTGCAAGCCTCTCCTTTTTTATTTATCTTTGTGAAAAATAAGACAGCCAATGTGCTACGAATCTCTACTCGGCTTACAAGGTTGCGACAGACCAGAGCCAACTACCGGGCTCTACATCGATGACTTAGGCATCAATCAGACCTTGCTCGGGCAGCTAATCACAAACCAATACAATACGGGTGTTGAGCTCTTTGAAGCAAAGCGAGCATTCGCTTGGCGCAAGATGTCAACTGATATACTGAGCCGACTTAATCCAATGATGAAAGCGGACACTGTTGTTGAGTCTAAGCGCATCGGTCAAGTTGTTACTAATGCAAGTAACATCGACACATTAGTTGGCGCAGGCAAGTACACTGGCATCAGAGTGACCATTGATCCTAATACTGAAAGCTTCTTAAACTTCTACCTATCCAACTTCAAGATTGACATCTACACAATGTCAGTGCCAGTGGAAATCTTTGTCTATGACATGACCACCTTGAAGCTGATTGATTCTTTCTTCTACCAATCGGAAGCGGTTGAGCAGTTTATCGGTAAGACCTTCAGAGCTAATCGCAGAAAGATGGATCTGGCATTTGTGTATGAGTCGCTATATGATACAACAAAGATGGTTGCAAAGAAGGGGCACTGCTTTAATTGCAGCGGTCAAGTCAGAGCTGCGCACATCTGCCCATTTGTGGATGCTGTTGGCATCGAGTTAACAGTGAGCGGCACTGATGTAATTACATCGAAAGCAAAGAAGTACACGCAAGGCATGAGCTTAGTGTACAATGTAAACTGCGATCGTGAAGCTTGGTTGTGCAGCATTGGTGGCTTGATGGCAATGCCATTGGCTTATGCGACAGCGGTAGAGATTTATAACTACGGGCTAAGCGTAAGTCCTAACCAACGGGTGAACACTACGGTGAGCATCAACATTGGAAGCAAGCCTTTCGCAACTGCTGATGCCAATGATGGAATGATTGCAGGGCGAGACATTGCAGCAACGAGATACAGCGAAGAGCTCACAGCGATGTTGCAGAACATGCGACTGCCAAGCGACAATACGTGCTTTGATTGCAGACGTAATATGAAGTATGTCACTGCTCTTCCATAATGGCAACGCCCAAAGAGATAAGTGGAAGGATTGATGCGCTGTTCTCAGAGTGGAGCGGAGGCTTTACTCCGCTATTTACGGCAGTGCTTGACATGCGCCGTGAGATGTACATCCGCATTTTTGGAATTGATACTGGCAGAGGAAGAAACCAAGCAGGCAACTTCCTGCCAACAGTTAAATACACTGAGGCATACGCAAAAATCAAAGCTAAGAACGGCAGACCTCCATTGGAGCTCACAGGATTCTTGAAACGTTCTTTTGGAACAGATCAATCAAGTGTAAGCAATCAAGGCTTCACTTCTTTTATTTATCTACAAGCTGATGAAGCAGGCAAAGCATTAGGATTGGAGAAAGGAGTTGCAAGTGGCAATCCAAAGTACAAGACATTTAAAGGATACGGCACAATCTTTCAACCAACAAAAGAGGAACAAGATGCAATGTTGCAAATACACGCTGAATTGTTAGTTGAGGAAATATCAAATCAGATAAGCAAACCATGAATCTACTTAAGACCATAATCGAAAGGCTCAACCAACGTGTTGAGGTTGCCAATATCTTCGACAAGCAGTTTGGACTTTGCGAGCTTAACGCTAACGGCAACGAGAAAGCATGGGTGCACTACATTGGCAATGGTCAAGCGGAGGTAGTTACCAACTTCGATGCTAAGCAGGGCACATTGTTCTGGGCAAAGCGCGGAAAGGTGACAGTGGTTAAGACTGATGCATTCAGAGTAAGTGGATGCAAGCAGTTGTACGTGACATCTTTCCCATTGACTGCTTATGCAGTGGTCCGCAAATCGCACTTGCCATGCGACAGCGAAGATGCTCAGGACTGGCTTGCTTCAAGGATATACAAAATCACAAGCGGCACTGATCCTGTATTCAAGCAAGCAATCGGAGTGATCAACTACGAGGTAATTCCAAGCGGCTACATCAACGAAATCAAAACGCTAACAGCAAACTATGAGTGGGCATGTGTATCGGTTGACTTCGATATTCAAGTGATCACTACCACAGAGGATGGCTGCTATGACATTTGCCAAACGGGCGACATTCCGCTGCCCGACTTGCAGCCATGTACTCCATGCCTTACTGAGGTTGCTGTTGATGGTGTTACTATCACAGGAAACGGAACTGCAGAAGATCCATTGGTTGCAGTTGGTGGCGAAGGCGGTGCGATATCAGTGGAGGATGAAGGGGTTGAAGTGACTCCTGTTGCAACAACTTTAAACTTTACAGGCGCAGGAGTAACGGCATCACTGACATCGCCTGGAGTGGTTGAGGTAAATGTGCCAGGCGGCGGCGGCGGAGTTGGAACATTGCAGGATGTCACCGACTTAGGCAACAGCACAACCAACGACATTGACTTTATTGCAAATGCAGGGCTAAGCTTTGACAATGGTGCTTTCTTCCGCAAGGGTACAACCGATGCAGGCAATGGAGGCGCAAAGGGCACAGCGCAAATCTGCTCGATAAGTTACGAGTTAAAATGGGAAGCAGGGCGGTTGTACTACATGGAGCAAGATGGCTTTACCATTCGCGATGTCACGCACAACTTTACATTTGTACCTCAAGTCACAGATGATTCAACCAAGGGCTTCGTTGCAGGCTCACGATGGAGTTTAGATGATGGCACTGTTTACCTTTGCTCAGATGCCACAATCGGCGCAGCTGTTTGGGCAGTTGTTACAGTTGGCGGAGTGACATCGGTCACAGGAACAGGACCAATCGCATCAAGCGGCGGAACTACTCCAGACATCAGCATCAGCCAAGCATCAACTTCAGCGGATGGCTACTTAAGTCAGACCGATTGGGATACCTTCAATAATAAGTTCAATGTGCCAACGGGATTGGTCACAGACTACCTTGATGGATTAGGCACACCGACTCCATTCCCTGCAATACCAACAGGAACTGTCACATCGGTCGACCTATCAATGCCTGCTGCGTTCTCTGTTAGTGGCAACCCAGTGACAACGAGCGGAACATTGGCAGTTACAGCGGCAGGAGTTGCAACGCAGTACATTAGAGGTGATGGTCAGCTTGCAAACTTCCCGACATCAAGCGGCGGCGGCGCAAGTGTTAACTACTACCTCAACGGATCAGTGAGTCAAGGTACATTTGGAGGTGTGGCAATGAAGGAGATTAACAAAGTGCCAATCATTGGAGCAGGTACTGATTTCACCATCAATGCTAATGGATATATTCAGTCATTCATCACCGATGCCAATGACCCAAATCAGTTGGAGATTCCTGCTGGTAATTGGACATTTGAAACTTATTTTAGCGCATCAAGCAACGGAGGTAGTCCATCATTTTACATTGAACTATACAAGTGGGATGGTGCTGCATTGACATTGATTGCATCAAGCTCAGCTACACCTGAAGGCATAACTTCGGGCACTACGATTGACTTATACATTACTACCTTAGCAATTCCACAAACGGCACTTATTGCAACAGACAGACTTGCAGTTCGCATCTATGTAACTCATAGCGGTCGCACAATAACATTGCACACAGAGGATAATCACTTAAGTCAGATTATCACAACATTCTCAACTGGCTTAACTTCGCTTAATGGACTGACTGCCCAGACTCAACTCCTCGCAGTTGGAACGGCAGGCACTGACTTTGCGATATCATCCACAACTGCGACTCATACCTTCAATCTACCAACGGCAAGTGCTGCCAACAGAGGCGCATTGAGTGCTGCTGATTGGACTACATTCAACAACAAGCAGGCAACCATCACTCCTGCGGCACTTACTAAGGTTGATGATACCAATGTGACACTGACACTTGGCGGAACTCCTGCAACGGCTCTACTGCAAGCTGCATCAATAACGGCAGGATGGAGCGGCACATTAGCAGATAGTCGTATCACATCAGCTGCAACATGGAACGCCAAGCAGGATGCAATCACGCTAACAACAACGGGTACAAGTGGAGCAGCAACATTGACGGGCGCGACATTAAACATTCCGCAGTATAGTGGTGGTGGTGGTAGTGCATTAAAGTCAACTACTGATACTGCTGGATATACAGGGATTGCAAATACAGCGGTTTTTACACAATTAATTGCAGCAAATACTTATGCTATTGGTGACATTTTAAGAGTTACTTATCGTACTCGTAAGACTGGAGGAAATGGAAATCAAACATTAAGAATTTATGTTAATGCAACTGCTGACTTAACAGGAACTCCAATATTAATTGGTGGTTATCAAAATAGTGGAGCTAATGGATTTTTAGTAAATCAAATGGTAAGACATTTGGCTATTAAATCATCAACTAATAATACAGAAGTTTATCTTGCTAATGGAGTTGGTATAGCTACCGACTATGGATTATATAACGCAGTAACTACTTGTGCTATTGATTGGACTGCAAATAAATATTTTGTATTTGCAATTCAATCAACAAGTTTAACAGATACTAACTATGGCTCAATGTACTTAATCGAAAAACTATGATAGACATAACTCTCGAAGGCGGCTTTGTCACCTTCTATTCATCGGTGATTGGAGCAGTTGCATCCAATGTGGAATTATGCGAAGTGGTTGATGACAACTCCTTGCACTTAGGTACTAATGTGGGTGTATTCTTAATCAACATCGAGCAGTTCACAATCAATGCAATAAAATTCTCGACCTCAACTGAGGCGGTTACTTACATACTAAACAACTAACATCATGGCAGGAGTAAAAATTACAGACTTAGGTACATTGACCACTGCGGTTGATGCTGACTTGTTATATATCGTGGATATTAGCGACACCTCGCAATCTCCACAGGGAACATCCAAGCAGATTGAGGTGGGAAATATGTTTAGCAGTGGTACATATACACCAATAGTAAGTGGAGAGGTTAACGGCATTGTGGTGACACAGAACTCAGCAACATTTATCAAGGTGGGAAGCATTGTAAGTGTATCGGCTCAGATAGGTATTCAATTAGATACTGGAGAAGTAACTGGCACATTCGAGATGTCTCTTCCAGTGGCATCTAATTTTGCAAATCAAAAAAACTTATTTGGATTGATGCAATATTCTTTTGGTCCTGGTACATTGGCTGAGATACTTTTATTAGAAATTAGTGCAGAAACAACCAATAATACTTGCTTTATTAACCTTGAAGTAGCTACACCAACTGCAAACCTTGCTTACTGCACACTAACATTCCAATATGAAGTGCTCTGATAAAGGCATCCGACTCATACAGGAGTTCGAAGGCTTGCGCCTTACATCCTACCTATGCAGCGCAGGAGTGCCAACCATTGGGTACGGCGCAACCTACTACCATGACGGCAGCAAGGTGAAGCTCGGGCAGACCATAACCAAGGAGCAAGCGGTGCAGATTCTCAAGGACCACCTTAAGGAGTTCGAGGGTAGTGTGACAGGATTGCTTAACGGCACACCAGTCAACGCTAATCAGTTTGATGCGCTTGTAAGTTTCTGCTATAACCTTGGCGCAGGCAACCTTGCTAAGTCGCAGCTGTTGAGGTTTGTAAAAGCTAACCCGAATGATCCCAAGATTGCAGCTGAGTTTGCCAAGTGGAACAGAGCAGGCGGCAATGTTGTAACTGGACTTGTAAGAAGAAGAAAGAAAGAAGCGCAACTATATTTTGCAGCAGTTGTATAACACATATTTGCTTCGGCATAAGACAGAGCCATTTGTCATGTTGGACGAGATGGACCTTACCTTTGAGCAGTTCATTGAGAAATTAAAATCATCATACGTTTTTAATAAGATGTGGGGCAATGACAAGGAAACCAGTTAGCAAGTTCAAACAAGTACTTGATATCATCATCAAGTACTGGAGACCGACAATTGGCTCATTGGTAATTCTCTCAAGTGTGTTTGCTTTAATTTTTAAGCAGATTAGCACAGAGACACTCGCAGCAATTGTGGCCGCAATGGTGGCCGCAGGATACATACCTAAATCTAACAGCAATGGATGACGGCATCGACTCAGTACAAGTGATCACTACCCTCGATGAAGGGTGCGTGGTGGGTATTGGCTGCAAGGTCCATACCCACCATCATCGCATTGAGGTTAAGCCGCAAGTGATATATCAGTCAATGGAGAAATTCACTATCTTTGGCAATAACTATTGCACTAATCAGTGGGGGCAAACTTTCGAGCTTGCCGCCGTTGAGCCAGTGCCAATACCACAGCCGATGCAAAAAATCTACGCAAGCGATACAATCACACCGACAACATCTGCATTCCTTGTTGCGCCTAAGCCAGAGCAGAAGATTATCATTAAGCCGCGTACTGAGTTTGCAGAATATCAACCGACAATGGATGCTCCTATCATGGGCATGCTGTTGACTTTTACAATTTACCTCACAGCGCAATGGGCATGGAGCTCGATGGGCGCATGGTCAAACCTTTGTAGCGAACTCAATCAATGTCTTCGCTCTTCATCTTAGAGCACAGCATAGATCTGTTCTATGTGGTGACTGATGAGCACGGGCTTATTGTGTCAAGCAATGAGCTGTTCAAGAATTACTCAAGCCATATCAAGCCAAGCAAGATCAGTGACATCATCAGCATTGAAGGTGATCAAGAAGATTTTATCAAGGCCGTTCAATTGGCTCGATTGCATTCGCCTGAGCCATCGCGTGTCTATGCTCGCACAAGATTAAAAAATACCATTGACAGATATAACATTTGGAACTGCTTTGCAATTGGCGACACCTTGCACTTTGTCGGGATCCAGTTAGTCGATGTAACATCCATCAGCTCGCATGACTATGAGCGGCAGAAGTTGCTGCTTGAGGAATTCCGCTTTATGCTTTCTCATGAGATCCGGCAACCACTAACCAATATATCTGGACTTGTGCAGTTGATGCTTAACCATCCGATGTCAAATGACAGAGAGAAGCGTGACCTTCTTAAGATGATTCATACATCAGTTGTCAAGCTCGATGATGCCATCAAGATACTTATTAAGAAAGCAGCTCGCGAGTTATGACAGACCTGGAAGCGGACAAAAGACTGGTTAAGGTTGCCGCTTGGTATGTCATTGAGCGAGGCATGCCGGTATGTGTGGCCCTGCAAATATTGCAAGCAGAGCTGAAGGATAAAAGATTATTTTGGGAATCATCACAGCAACTTATAAAACTCATTCAAGATGGAGTCAGCATATAAGATCATCAGCATTGCTACAATCATTGTGCTTCTATTCTTGCTGCTCAAATCTTGCGGCGAAAACGTGACCAACGATTACCGCCTTAAGCACACGATATATGAAGACAGCATAGTGATTGCTTCACAGAAGAAGATAATCGCACAGAGCGGCTCTGATGCAGCAAAACAAGCGCAACAGATTGCAGAGCTCGAAGTGAAAGTCAAGAACGCATCGGAGGTGGTAAAGATTGAGACCAGGACAATCATCAAAACACAGATCAAGTTGGGTGATACGGTGATGATTCAAGGCAAGCCATACATCCAACTGCCAAAGCCATTCCTTAAAACCACCGAGTGGTACACAATTGGCGGCATGATTAACCGACTCGGATGGTTGCAGATTGATAGCTTAGTGATCCCTGCTAAGTTCACCTATGCTGTTGGCGATACCATGCGCACTGGGTTCGTGAATAGGCTGCTCAAGAAGAAGGACACAGTGGTCCGCATGAGAGTCGACAATCCTAATGTGGAAGTGGTCGGCCTTGAGAACATCTACATCAAGCAAGAGAAAAAGTGGCATCAAACAACAGCCTTCAAGGTAGGAGTTGGAGTGCTTCTTGGCATAGGGATTTCGGCAGCTGCAAAATAATTAGCTTGTGTGTAAGCGAGTTAGGATAATTGCGTGTAAATAGTTTTGATTAATATTGCAACTATCAATATTAGGTTTACATTTGCCTATCAATCATTCACTCATTTACTCATTTAATCATTCAATCATGACAACTTCAAAAAATTATCAAGGCAAGACATTTACGTTCACTAAAGATAGAGGAAAATATAGAGTTGGTGCAATTGGCTTTAATCATTATTGGTTTCAAAGCACACAATCTGTAAGAGAAGCTAATAGAATTCTAAAGCAAAACTAATTCACTCATTTACTCATTCACTATGAACACTTTTTTCAAGTCACACGACAACACGCAGTTTTTTAATTACGATCATCTAAGCGGCATTATGTTAACAGTTGTGCAGGATGGATGCCATCAAGGCTTCTTTCAAAGATGTGACAAATCATCATTGGTGCTTGTTCGCCAATATTCAAAGGAGATGACACAGGGCTTGCACGAATCAGTCCGCACTTATCATCCATCAACAGAGCATGAGTTCAACTACGAGCTCCGCATTACTCAAGAATCATTCAATAAACTAAATAAACAATGGCTTTAAAAGCACCCTCAGGGAATAACACCTCCCGTCAGATAGCTCCAGAAGGAGCGTATCCTGCAAGATGTTACCAAATCATTGATCTCGGAACTACAATGCAAACAGGACAGTTCCCTGGCAAGAAACGCAAAGTGCAATTCATCTTTGAGCTGCCCACAGAGACCTACGAATTCGAGAAAGGGGAAGGCCTTAAGCCGTTCTATGCTCGAAGCATCTACAACCTAAGCATGAACGAGAAGGCAGTACTCCGCCGCGACATTGAATCATGGGCAGGCAAAAAGATGAGCAACGAGATCGCAGGCAACTTCGACATCTTTACACTGCTTGGAAGACCTTGCATAGTAAACATCACGCACATTGAGAAAGGCGATGCAACCTATGCCAACATCATCGGCATGAGTCCGCTTCCAAAAGGAATGGTTTGCCCTCCTGCTTTCAACAATGCATTATGCTACAACACCGAGGAGCATGATGAGGCTGTCTTCAGTCAGCTGCCAGAGTTCATTCAAGATAAGATCAAGATGAGCGATGAGTGGATTGCGAGAGTAAGTAAGCCAATACCAGTGGAGAAAGCGGCTGCAATGGTCGCTCAGCAAGAAGCAGAAGATGACGGTTTTCCGTTCTAATCTAACAAATAACAAAGGGCGGTTATTAGCCGCCCTTCATTAAGAACTAATCTTATAACAATATGAACGCAGCTAATATAGAAAACATTTCCGAGTTCTACAAGTCGCTTAACTCAACCGAGGTGCTTCGTGCTCAAGGCATGATTGAAGGCGCACCAAAAGCAATCGAAGATAAGCTCTCATACGATATGAGCGCAGAGTCAATCAAAGCGGCAAACGATGCCATCAAGCACATTGAGACCAATCGCAAGATGGTTACGCTTCCACTTGATGCCTACAAGAAAACAGTCATGGATGTTGAGCGCGATGCCACTGCTCCGCTTAAGGCTTACATCGAGCAGCGCAAGGCAATGATGATAGACTACTCCAACGAGCTTGAGCGAATCAAGGCAGAGGCAGATGCGAAGATTGCACAACAAGCAGCCGATGCCCTTAAGTCAGCAAGCACAAGCGATGTGTCGGATATCTTTGCCACCTTTACCGATGCAACAACCTCAACAACACTCGAGCTCGACCACACCAAGAACATTCGTATCAGCAAGAAAGCGGAGATAGTGGGCGAGGTAGATTGGGCAACAGTGCTCTGGACACTTATGCAAGCAGAGATGTTCGACATTCAAGAGTTACTCCGAAAGCTTCCAAAAGCGATGGAGATCACAAACATTGCAGAGATTAAAGGCATTGAAATAATCGAAGTTAAAAACCAAGTAATCCGATAAATCCAAAAACCATGAAGCCAATCATTTTTTTAGCAGGTACTCCAGAGTACAAATTTTTAAAAGAAAATCAACCATTAATTGAAAAAGCATTATTGCATTCTTTTCAAATAGGTTATCAATGTGGAGAGAGCGATGCAATTAATAATCAATTAAAAGAATCAATTGAAATTCCAGACATGATAGAAAAGACTGAAAAGCTTTTTGAACGCAATGTAAAATATGGCACTTTGGATAGTGTTAAACACCTAATCTTTGAGGACTAATCCGATGAATCCACTTGACAACATAGGCGCAGAGTTCGCCAATTTCAACCGCTACCTGGATGCAATCATTGATCCACGCGAATGCGATGATGACAGCCTAACGGGCAAGGTAAAAGAAGCAATCGTGCAAGCCTACTCCAACGGCTATCATGACGGGCAACAAGCAATGTTTAAAAGGCTACCAAAGCCAAGCAACACTGGCGGCGAAGAAGGAGGGCGCGAGTATTATGACTCGCTGTAACTGGACACTGCAAGAGACCGAGTTGCTGATTGAGTACTATCCGCATAGGTCCACAAAAGAGGTGGCATTCATAACTGGGAAGTCAATCTCCCAGTGCTATGCCAAAGCCTTCGCACTGCAACTGCATAAGACTCCCGAGTATCTTGCAACAGCCGACAGCGGAAGACTCAAGCACTCCCGAGTAGAGTCGCAATTCAGCCAAGGGCACACCCCTTGGAACAAAGGCATGAAAGGCCTTGACATCGGCGGCAAGGAAACGCAGTTCAAGAAAGGCCATGTGCCGCATAACCACAAGAGCGTTGCTTCAGAGCGCATCGATGAAGATGGATACACCTACATTAAGATTGCTGATCCTCGCAAGTGGGTGCTTAAACATCGGCACATCTACGAACAGCATCATGGCAAGCTCGAGCCGCACATGGTAGTCACATTCCGAGATAAAAACATCTCGAATTTCGAGATAGAAAATCTGGAAGCAATCACCAAAGTGGAAAACATGCAGCGCAATACAATCACTAAATATCCTCAACCAATTCAATCAGCAATTAAAACCCTTAATAAATTATGGCACGCAATAAAATCGAAGACCTAAGAGATCACCTATTTGAAATCATCGAGATGCTTAAGGAAGGCGACATGGAGCTCGACAAAGCAAAAGCAATCGCAGACATCGCCCAGGTGATTGTCAACTCAGCAAAGGTTGAGGTTGACTTCATCAAGGTAGTACATGGCAACGGTAGTGGTTTCATTCCAT